TTTTCGTGAATGGCATTCAAGAGGTCAGCGGTTCGATCCCGCTTATCTCCACCAAAAATGACAGGATTTACGAAGTTTTTCGCGAATCCTGTCACTTTTTTATTCCGTTCCGTTCTTATCCGTTCCGTTCTATTATCAACGTATTATTAACACAAATTCGGCAAAGGCCGGGGATTGTCCCCGGCCTCCGGCTTAGTCTACGACGCACTCATAATATCTTATGAGCTTATCGTCTGCTGCGTCCTTGTCGCAGAGGAACGCTTCGGCAAGATCGGCGTAGAACTCTGTGTTGTTGACGTTGAATTTCTTTGCAACCTTGAAATAGTCAGAGTATAGCATATTCATTGCAACATAGAACTCTATCGGATCGCAGTCGTATTTCTTCTGACTAAGAAGATTTGACGTCTGATCGTAGCTCCAATGTGCGCCCCTGCTGCCGTCCTCATTTTCAAGGTCGTGCATCCATTCATCCGCCATCTCGCGGCTCATGCCGTTGTACATACTGCCGCCGCCATAACCGCGCTCATAGTCCCCGCCATAGCTCGCCGGATCACCCATACGCGGCGCATCGTAGTCAAAGCCTATTCTGCGGCGCTCATAATAGTCATCCCGGTAGTTGTCGCGGTATTCATTGCGCGGCGCGTAGCGGCCATTGTCGTAATGCTCGCGCCCCCGGCGGTCACGGTATTTGTCCTGCGGCTGATAGTCGCGGATTCTCATTATACGGTCGGTTCTGCTCATGCTGTCGCACCTCCTGTTGCCGCGTTAACTGCGGTAAGATTGTTGCTCGGAGAGCAGCATGGGTTTCCGATCATGCGGAACGTCGCGCCCGTTGAGTTCGTGACAACGATGGTGCTGTACTTCGTCCGCGTCCGCACTCCGCACGCTGTCACCTGTGCGCAGCAGCGGTTTGTCAGCGGAAATTGAGTTGTCCCCGTGCCGATGGTGAACACGACCGGCGCGTTGATCGTCGCCGTCGCGGGTATGGTTTGTGCCAACACGATACAGTATTTCCCGCCGTTGGTATAGCTGCCGTCCGGGAGGTTGACAACTACGTTGCCATCGGCAAACGTTATCGCTTGGCTGAGTATCAGCTTTGGGCAAAGCTGACATACGGGTTTACATGACATAGTAATCTCCTTTCAAGGGCGGGTTATCCCCGCCCCGATATCAGTTTTGCTTAATAGTTGCCGCAGCCGCCGCAGCCGCCGCAACCGTTCGCGCCATACGAATAGGGGTTCTGCACCTGATACGCCGGTATGGGTGCAGGGCGCAGAGTGTTGACAAGGTAGTTATTCTGCGCCGCCTGAGACGCCGCAAGCTTCAGTGTGGAGTTCTCCGCCTCAAGATCGCGCAGTCTGCTGTTAGTCAGGAAGTCAAGGACAGCTCTGGTTCCCGCGTTCTGACTGTCTATGATGTCGCGAGCTGCTACCTGCACGGTGTTACGGGTGTCGCAAGCCTGTGTAGCCATATCGTAGCGCACCTGCGCAATAGCCGCGCGGTTCTCACAGCAACATTCCTGTGCCTGCATCTGCATCGCGTTGAGCTGCTGCATGAGTGCCGCCTGCTGGTTACACCTTGCAAGCTCCGCCGCAGAAAAGCCGCCTGTGACCGCCTGAGTGACCCCTGCAAAGCCGTTGAGCATACCGGTATTCATCGCGTAGAAGCCGTCACAGATGCCGTTGTTTACACCGTCGAGTTTGCGCTCAAGGTTCGCAAAATCCGACGTGAGAACATACCCGGCCATCGCCGCGCCTGTACCAGTCGAACCGCCGTCACCGGCTCCATTGCCAGCGCCATAGCCGCCGCGCCCCCAGCCGAAGATCAGGGCAAAGATGATGATAGCCCACCATCCGTCACCGCCGAACATTCCGCCGCGATTAGAATTACCGTCGCCCTGCCCGGCGAGGAATCCGCTTATAAAATCGTCTGCCATAAAAAATCTCCTATCAGTTTATTTACACACGGGTCGCGCGCCCCGTCTGCATTTGTCGGGGCAGTTTTTATCAAGACCTGCAAAACTGATAGGATTTTTATTTATTTGAGGCCAAGCTCCTTGGCCAGTTCATCTACTGTAGTGCCACGCTCGGCAGCCATGTTTTGCGCCATCTGTGCAAGGCTGTTAGCGTCCTTACCCTGCAGCATCGTCACCGCCTGTGCCATCTTCGGATTCTGTGACGCCATCTGCTGCAACGCTGGTAAGAAGTTCCCCGACTTATAGGCGCTTATCAGTGTCATTACCATTTCCGCATCTGTGGCCATCTGCCCCATCTGCTTCATGGTGCCTATTGCCTCTGTCGCCATCCCCTTTATATTTCTTGCCATTTGCGGCGGGAAAAGGTTATTCATCGTCGTCTGCCCTCCGTTTCTTTTTAGGTGTCAGCTCCGCCCGAAGAGCGTCAAGGTCGGCTTTTGTCGCATACTCCACCGGTGCAGACTGTTCCGGTATATACCGCTGGAACTCGAAGAAGTCAGATGATCCAGTCTGCTGGTTAAAGCGCTTGAGATAGATCATGCCGTGCCCCAAGTCTGGCATTACAACACCAAGAGAGAAGTAGTCCGTGCTCGTCGCTACGGCCTCCTCGCGGCTCGTCACGGGCTTGCAGACATATCCCGGTGCTGCTTGCTGCACCGGCTGTATAGGCCGCTGATAACCGCCGTAGAACTGCTGCTGTGGCTGTTGCGGGGGCTGCTGGTAATACTGTGAGTAATCCATTGCGTCACGTCCTTTCTGCTGATATTCTCGCATAAAAAAAGAGGGCTAACCCATCGGTTAGCCCTCATCAATACGTCATTTAGCCATCAATCGCGGCAGCTATTTTGTTTTTTATGCTCCGTATACGGCGCTCGACTTTTTCAGTGCCGTATAGCTCGGTTTCCGTTTGAAGAGCAAAGGAAATTTGTAAGATGCTCATCCCCCGCGCCCTCATGCGGAATATGGTCAACTCCTCGTCGGTAAAGCCGCAGTCGCGTTCAAACTGTTCCTTTAGTGCTCTCGGAAATTGTAGTTTGTTTTTTTCCCCCGGCGTTATCAGACTGGTTTTTATTTCTGCTGTTGTCGTTAGCCTCACTTCCTATGTACGCATTATATAGCATGTCTACAAGGTTTGCTGATCGCTGGTTCAGCCCATTCAAGCGGCAGAAATCTTTCACGGATTCTTTCATCTGTCCTCCGTTTTGTCGGTTTACAAGGATTTTCTGTTTACGCTGGTGTGTTACTTGGTCTTGTTATACTCGGCAGTGGATATGCCGATGATCGCGCCCGCAAGGACACAGACGGCGCTGATGACCTGTGCGACAGTGCCGGGGTCATACCAGCCGAACAGCGGCGCGACGGTGCTGTAAAACGTGCTGACGGCGGGTAGGACAATGACTACCAGCCACTTGAGAACATCGTATACTTTGTTGGAAAGCTTCATATTATTACCTCATTTCAAAAAATCGTTTTTCTTTAAACGTCCATCATAGACGTTTTTAAGATACTGAATTGTGTGTGTAGCGCGGTTGTTTTCGTAGTTCGGATGCGTGTCGCAATAGTCTTCGTACCGGTCTATATCGAGCAAGATATCAATCCAGTGCTCTTCCGTGTGAAGAATCTCGCGCCGGACTTCGTCACCAAAACGCAGAATCCGGCTGCGGGATTCGTCCGCCTTTGACGCCGCATCCTGCTGTATGTGCTGCTCAAGCTTGGTATCAAGGCTGGTAAGCTTGGCTATGACCTGATTGTTTGCCTCTTCTCGCTCTTTCTTGCTGTTTCTGCGCGCAAGTATCAGCGAGAAGATGCCGGCAATTATGGCCGCGCCGCACGATGTGATAAACGCTTTTAAAATTTCCATTTCTTTTCCTCGTCTGTATGTTTTGGGAGTTGCGCTGTTATCTCATGCGTTATCACCTCCCACTATGCTCTTATACGTCGCCGCGCCGCAGATGCCGTCAGCCTCAAGGCTGTGCTCCGCCTGATAGGCCATGAGCATGTTGCGCGTCCTGATTCCGAACTCGCCGTCGATCCATTTAGGATCATAGCCGAGATACTTCAGCGCTGCCTGAAGCATGGCAACGACTACGCCGGTCTGGCCGTCCTCCAGCATGGGCAGCTCGACGGTGACGAACTGCGTCGGTTTCACCGGGGCCGGTTTCGTGTCCGGTTCTGCCCCGGTGTACCGCAATACGCAGTCCCACGGATAGTTATAGTACCCGCGCGTGTATATCTCGCGCCCGGTCTGGTCGCCGGTCTGTCCTCCGGTCGTAGTGCCATATTCGTTGATGCTTGCCTGCACGAGCTGTCCGCCGCCTATATACAGGGCAGTGTGGTGGACGTGGTTTAAGAGCACATCGCCGCGCTCAAGCCCCGCGCCGGTGCCGAGGTCGACGCTGCCCGTCACGTCCTCAAAGCCGCGACGCAGCATGTCACCGCGCATATTGCCGGTATAGGTGCAGCTGAGGGGCAGTCCCGCTCTCTTGAAGCAGTCTATCACAAGGCTGCTGCAATCGTAGTCAGGCCCCCAGCGGCTTGTCTGGTCGTAGCCGTGGCTGTCGTCCGCCGCGATGTTCTGCGCGTATGCCGCGGCATTGTCAATAATTCCCATGGTGTCCTCCTCATGTCACTGTCGTAAATCTTGAGAGCAGCCACCCTGTCGGGTCTACACTCTCCCGGGCATCTTCCGTCAGCAAACCGCTGTCGGTCTTATCGTCGTCAGGCATCACTCGTCACCTCCGTCCATCCATATACGCCGGGTTCCCATACGTTGTTGTCTATCGTGCTTATCCATATCTTTCCGTTGTGCTTGACCTTGTCGCCCTTGGCGTAGGGGTTAGTGCTGCTCGGCTGCTCCCAATCGGGTATCTCACCCGGCGTGGGTATCAGTACCTTAGTCCAGAGTGAAGGCGCATCCGTCGGTGTCCACGTGCTCTGCGATGTGTGAGCCTGTAAGCACTTATACAGCACACCGCCGTACATTACTCTGTCGCCTGCGGCATAACTTATGCCATCGCCGCGCCACGCAGGAAAGATGATAGGCACGGTCAGCGCCTGTTCATCCGTCAGCATCGCTCCCGCGCCGTTAATAGCCGCGCGGAGCTTCTGTGCATTACTGAGATAGCTCATGTGCTGCCCTCCTCTTCATCTTCATCGGTCACGCCCAATGCTGCGAGTGCGGCGCGCATGTCCTCAACTTCAGCAGAGCTGCCGCCCTGCTTTATCTCCGCGATTTTGGCAAGGATGGCATTCTTCCGTTCTTCTATCGTCATTCAGCATTCACCCCCAGCGCTACCTCTATCTCCGATAAAGCCGCTTCATACTGTGCATTCTGCACTGTCACATATGCCGCTTGCGCCGCGTAAGCCTCGCTCGGGTCTTTCCACGGGGCAATCATCTCGCCGCGGAACATTTCTCCGTTTTCCTTCACCCATGTCTCGCCTGCCGGGACAAAGCGGAAGCTCTCTATCCACTCTGCACACTTGCCGTTAAAGGCATCTGTTTCAATTGCCTTGCGTCCCTCTGCTGCGGAGACGTAACATTTATAGTCGCTGTCTATGTAGATCGTCATGCTGCGCCCCCTCATTCAAGCCAGATGTTATAGATTTTGCCGGCAGAATATGATCCTATGACTTTAATGTACTCCGAGTCTGTCAGCGCCGATATATCGCACTGCACCGTATTCCGGGCAATTGCGCCCTGCGCTGTGCTGGTAACCTTTGCTGTCCAGTTCGTGTTTGTGAGCATAAGGCTGGAAGCGGCATCCGTGCCGACGCCAAATCCCATGCCGTAGTTCCCGCCGTAGTTGTATGAGCACTCAAAATCGACACACAGTTTTGTATAGCCACTCAACGCGACGGCGGGGTCGATATAGAATGCTACGCCGCCGCTTTCGGAGTTGCCAGACCAACTGATTGTGTCGCTTGAAACTGTCGGCGCAGAAATCATGCTGTTGCTGTTGCTGTTGATCGAGTACCCAGACGTCAGCCCCGAGCCATTTTTAAAGATATAGAGCCCATACGTCAGCGTCACGATCTCAACTTGCCCCTCAGCAGTGATGCTCACGGCCTTGCTCTTGCTCTTGTTGCCACTGACCGCCTTAACAGTCCACGTCCCGGCATACGGGATAACGAACAGCGCTCTTCCGGTGGTGTCTTTTGCCGTCAGTGTCTTCGCGCCATCAGTGCAAGTGCAGGTTGAACCGGTGGGATATGTGACTCCGATGACGGCGTAGACTTTGGCGCTGCTGCCACCCCTGCGCGTTATAAAAGCTTCACCCATTACTTTCTCACCACCTTAATTTGAATGGCGATATCAACAGTCGGCTTTTCTGCCGCATAGACCGTGAGTTTATTTTCAGCCGTGACCATTCGATAAATGTTCGCAAATGCTTCAATTTCAGTTTCTGCGGTCTCGAAAGCGCTTGATGCGATCATGTCAATGAAAGGATTGTCATCGGCGGTCAGGCCGGTTGCAGTGACCTCGTTTGTGTATGGCGCTGCGTCGCCCGCCCATCCCGCGGCGGTTATCGTTGCGGTAAAAGTCTGTGACACCGCGCCGTCTGCAATCTTAGGAGCTGTTACAACGCCATCCGCAAGACTTGCGGTTCCTATGCTCCCCGCGGTTATGCCACCGGTTGCATTGGTGATACCGCGTCCGTTGCCGCCATTGACTATGATCGTTGCAACGGGAATCGTCACCGCCGCCGTCGGCTTTTCTTTAGCCCATATCTCAAGATAGCCGTTAAACGAGAACGACAGCGGCGCGAAATTGCCGCTCACTGCGTCGCCCTGGTTGAATGCCACTATCGGGAAATCGTCTCCCGTCGCGCCGCTGACCGTGATCTGCGCTTTATAACTGTAGCCCGCGAGGGATGCAGTATCCTGCGTCCATGCCGATACGGCTATCACCTGATTTTCTACGTATTGTGCGGAGATATCCGCCGCGCGGATTTGGCCGTAGTTTAGCCACTCATTGCGCAGGCCGTCGAAGATATACAGGTTATACGGCGCCGCCGCGCCCACGCTGTAAGCATCGCCGACGTTCTGCGGTGCAGATGCTTGCAGCGCGGCGACTGTGTCAAAATGACCTAATATTTTGAGATTGCTGCCAAACGGCACAGCGCCGATGTTCTCGCGTGCCTGAGCTTTCTGAGATTCAGACAGACCCTGTTCAGCGTTGAATCTGACTGTGCCTGTCCATGTTTCTTCCATTTCTTGAGCCAGAAGCGAACTACGGAAGTATTCTGTTGCCATGTTTCCACCGCCTAATAGTAGATTATGAGGCATCCCTTATAACCGGCGGTTCCGGCACTCCCTTTGCCGCCTTTACCGGGGATGTTAGATTCTTCTTGCGTGTACGTGGTTATGAGTACATTGTAAACGTCATTCCACCAATAGTGATTAGAAGCTCCGCCGCCGCCGCCACCACCGGAACCGCCGTTTCCGCCTGAGCCGTAAAGTTCAGTAGTTGGCAAAGCCATAGCAGCATCTGCACCGTCACCGCCTGTCGGCCATTCATAGTCTTCATTTCCGCCTGTAAGGTTTGTCGCATCATGGCCATTCGCTCCGGCAGCAGCTCCGCCGCCGCCGTTTCCGCCAAAGCGCCACGTCATATTTTCGTGATATGCGGTCGAATAGCTCCGCGCTCTGACGGCCTGCATCTTTCCGCCCTTGCCGCCCTTATATGTGACGCCGTTATACACAAGATCGCCGCCGTCTGTGGCTCTTTGCGGCGATGCGCCTATAGCCGGATTACATCCACCGTTGCCGCCGTCAGCGCCGGAAACGCCGTCGTTTCCGGGCAGCGCATAGACCGCGCCGGAAAACAGTTCAACAAATCCAGAGCTTGAAGCACTGCCGTTTGCCGACGAATAAATATCATCGGCTGCGTAAAGCACGGTTGCGCCGTCTATGTTCTTATAGCGGATGAACGCAAGGTTTGTGCAGTCGATAGTCACAGAATACACCTTGCCGCCTGCGCCACCCTTGCCACCTTTACCGCCTTTTCCGCCTTTTCCGCCCGCGCTGTCGTTACCGTAGCCGCCTGTTTCGCCATTTTCGCCGGTCGCACCGTCTGAACCGCGGCCGATCAAGACGCAACGGATTTGTGGGGCATCTTTTTGAAAGACGCTGTCCGGGATATCCCATCGCTGTTCTGTGTCCGTCAGTTCGAGAACCGCACGGCGGGCAAACGATGATCCCCCGGCAGCAGGTGTGTAATTCGTGATAAAATCACACTCTGCACGCCGAAATGATGATGTGTTCGTAAGCATTCTCGAAAGAAACCCTATCATTTTTTCTTTGAACGGATTTTCGATATTATATCTGCGCCCAACACGTTCTTCGTCAACGACTATCGCTTGTGTGACAACTGTTGTGTTGAAATAATAGCTGCTGATTCGCGCAAGGCAGTTTTCGCTATTTGCTGTTGTTATCAGTGTCGCGTCTTTTACAGTGACGACCTTTTCAATACGCGCGTCGGAATTTTCTTCGACAAGTAGCTTCGTGTTATGGACATACGGCTTGCCCGAGAGTATGCCGGAGCCTTGAATGATTGCGTAATTTGTGCCCTTTTCGGAGATAGTCATGTCACCCGACGCGGTGATAGAATCCGGGTATATCGGATGGTCAAAAGTCACTGTGGTCTGCGCTAATGACTTGCCTTGGGTGTCGTAAAGAGTTTCTTCTTCCGTGCTCGACAGATAATGATAGCTATGCTCGGTAACTTCAACGCGGCTCGCCGTATCGCCGTACTTTATCGAACCACTGTCAAAGATTCGGCCTCGCGGAATGTCATATGTGTCACGCGCGCTCAGGAAAACAAAAAGCATTTTCCCCGTGTCGGATTTGGATACGATCACGCCATATGCAATAAGGAGCTGATGCAGGTTGTTCCGACGCGTGTCATACGGCAGCCAACCATAAACCTGTTGTGAAGCAACTTCCGGATCAATTTCGTATTCGTATTCCGTGCCGAGAATTTCGGCAAGTACCACGTCGAATCTTTGACCAGTATATACGCCGCCAACGTGCCGCTGGTTGTCCATCATCCCGACCGCCGAAACACAGTTAAATTTAAAGAGATCGCCGCTCTCCCTTGTCACCGATTCACAGTAAAACACCCCCGTCTGGCGCCCGTCATTGAAAAACCTCGTCGGCGTTCCATAAGGGACATCGCGAATGTCATAATTCCATTTGCTGCATATAATTTTCCCGTCAGCAGACAGAATCCCGTCATAAACATTATTGTCTTGAGGGAGTATCTGGTATCTGACATAAAGGGCATATCTGACGGTCGGCATGAATTGATCTATATACAGCTCTTCGCCAACAGCAGATATGCCTGTTTCTTCGAGAACTTCTTTTATTGCGTCGTTCTCAAATGTTAAAATTGGTGATTCGACGTCACCAATTACAATCTTATTCGGAATTGCAAACATCGAATCACCTTTCTATAAGCGGAAATGCGTCAAAAGTCCACCATTCGTGACCGTCCATGCTCATCACAAGCGTGGCCACGTTGTTATTTGAATACATCTGTACGGTCTCTATTGCGCCCGTATAAGGGTTTGAATATGTGACCGTCACATATTCCGGCAGCATAGCCGCGCAAGCTGTATGAGCGTCGTCGTCCCAAAGATCACGCAATTGGACATCCAAGCGGTACTTTGTTGCGACCCTATCGCGGTACATGTACGCGTCAAGCGTTCGGCCAGCATTGGGGCCGTCGCTGTCCGCGCGCGTTACTTTGAATCCCTCGGCAGCTACCCACTTAGAGAAATCGACGCCGTTTATCTCAAAAACAAACATATTAGTCCACCTCTATAAGCGATTTGCCGTGCATTCTGGTTTCGCGTTTTGTGTAGCTGTGAAGCTGTTTCGACACACGAACGCCGTCAAGCTCTACCACCGGATAAACCTCTATCGGGCTGCTGCCGCTATCCTTGCCGAACCTGTCAAGAAAGTTGCTTAACTTCTCTGCGAGCTCCGGGGTTATGCCGGTATAAGTAACCGCCGCATTGGGCGGAACTACTGAACCCGTAGCAACTGCCGGAAGTGCGGGCATAGTCATTGTGGCGAGCTGCGCCGTCATACGGTCAAGAGCAGTCGGAACAAGCGATATCTTGTCTGCGATCCGAGAGAAGATATCTTCGTCGAACAGCAGCGATGTAATCTCCTGCGCGACTGAGCGTATCCATTCGGTATTACGCTCAAGTGGTATGATCGCCTCTTTACCAGCTTCGCCCGCTCCGATAAGCGTTGCGCCGTCAACAATGCCGCCTTTGGCGTACCAGTCCACGCTAAAATGTGGTACACTCGGCGGTTTAAGGCTAAATTGGCCGCTTATTGAGAAGTGCGGCAACGGGATATGTGGAAAAGAGAGTTTCTGCGCGAGCGTGGTTTTTATGGTCTTCCACGCGGATTTTACCTTGTCGCGGATGTTGTCAAACTTCTCGACAAATTTGTTTTTAAGGTCTTCGGCTTTCGCCTTGATATCCTCAAAGCTTTGTTTTGTCGCAGCTGCAAATTCTGCGCCCGCTTCTTTGAGCTTGTTCCACGCTTCTTTAAGCGGCGTTCCGACGTGTTCATCAAACCATGCGGATATTTCGCCCCAGTAGCTTATAATGACCATCACAAGAGCCACAACCGCCGCAACCGCCACGGGAATCCAGCTCCCTGTGAGAAGCGATATAGCAATTCCGATTGCGCCCAGACCGGCCACTATCAGCGCGCACGTATCATGCGATAGTTCGCCGGTCGCTATCCAGTCCTTAATACCTACAACAAGCATTGTTACGCCGCCCACTAAAAGGGTGATAGCGCCTCCGACTTTGCCAAATGCTAAAAACGCTCCCACCGCCGCCGCAGCAGCGCCGGAAAACATTTCAACAAGGTTTGTTGAGTCGACGCCATTTTTCCATCCGTCTATTGCCCCCTTAATGAGAACTGCTGTTCCCGCAAATATCGTAGCGATGCCGAGTATCTGCTTGAATCCGCCTTTTATAAGCCCGAGGTTTTTAAGGATGTTTGCGAACTTCCAGCCCGCAAGAGCCGCGCCAACGGCAATCACAATGTCAAGGATCGTGTTGAAATTGTCTTTGAGGAAATCGCTGATTTCAACATCTTCATAGTCGAGGCCGGTTCCGCCGCCTCCACCACCCCCGCCACCTCCGGTGTCGTTGTCCTGCAAAACGTTCAGTTCGTCAATGCCCATGAGTTGTTTCTTTGCTTCTTTAGCCGCATCCGCTGCTCCACCCGCAGCACCAGCGAGTTTATCCATGCCGGATGTAGCGCGTTTGAACGTGCCTCGCCCTCCGAGTAGAGCGAAAAATGATGCGATGGCATTTATGGCCGTATTAATCCAGCTTATAAGCGTTTGCAGCACCGGTATAACGGCGTTAAGCACCGGCGCAAATGCTGCCCCCCACGTTGCTTGTAGTCCGGCAAGAGACGCTTTAAGGCTGTTTATGTGCGCCTGCGTTTCTGGGTCATTTTCCGCATAGGCTTTTACCGCATCAACTGTATAATCTTTCAGCTTGCTAAACAGCGTGAAGAGTGTGCGTATGCCTATGCCGTATTTGAGCAGGCTTTTTACACCGTTATTAACAGCAGCCTGAGTGCTCTCGAATATGGCCTTGAGGTTCTTACCCTTTGTTGCGTCCGTTATCTGCTTCGTAAGTTCACCGGCGCGTTCTTGCGCTTGCTCGAGTTCCGCCGTCTGCTGTGCAAGCACATCAAGTATCTTGCTGTCCTGCGCTTCAAGGCGCTGCGCCTCTTTTTCTTTGGCTTGCATGATTTTCTCTTGCTCCGCAAGCTCGGCCTTGATTTGCGCCTGGCGCTGAATTTCGGCAATATATGTACCGGGGTCAGCGTTGCCGGTTATGCTTGTTTTTGCTTCGCTCTCGGCAAGCGCCGCTTTCAGCTCTTCGACGCGGTTATATGCTTCAACCGCCGCGTCCTGCGCCTCTTTGAGTTGTTCAACTATTGGCGCTCGCGCTGATTCATTTTTTGCGATGCTTTCTTTGAGCTTGCTCATCTTGTTTACAAGCTTGTCAAGCTCTTTTGAGGCTTGGCCGTCATCGAGTTCGACCGGGAATCTCAATTCAGTTGCCATTTATCCGCCTCCTGTCCATTTCTTTAGGATTTCTTCATCCTCCGCTGTGTACTTTTGCGGAAGATTTATAATCTCGCGGTTCTGCCTTAACCACTCGCGTTCATATTTTTCAAGCTTCTTGCCCTTTGACAGCTTTGACCGGATATTGACGATCTGTGCAAATGCACATTCGCCGCCGATCTCCATATAAGCGCCCATAAACGTCCACCAATGGAGATATTCAACGGCGCGGCTTTCAAAACCAAGCACACGGTTAACCGGCGCGATGATATAAGGGAAGTCCTTTTGCCAATCAACAAGCCGTGCGGTTTTCCTCCCGCTCGGCTGTCCCATGTCAATGAACCAAAAGCATTGCTTGAGCGCTTCGGCGTAATCCGTGACGCTCTCCCAATCCTCGATTATCGTTTCTATCGTCGCTTGTGCCTTGTCTGTGTCCGAAAAATCTGGGTCATTCAGAACTTCGATAAGCTCAAGAATCACCCGGTAATCTGTGCGTATTGCGTACTTGCTGCCTCCGATGTTAAGAGAAGTAGGCAGACCGTATGTCATTTCTTCTTATTAAAACGCGCAAGGTACTTTTGCAGCTTCGGATTTGTCTTTTTCTTTTCTGCAACAACAGTGTCGTCCATGTTTTCTATAAGGCACATGATGAGGTTAAACCATACCGGAGTACCACCGGCAAGCGCATACACGTTCATGTCGCCGAAAACAGGTGTACACACGTCTGTATCGAAGAGCGTGTTTATCAGAGTTTTCATCTCTGCGTCCATCTCGCGCGCAGTCTTGAATATGTCCTGTAGATTTTCTGTGGTTTTTAGCATGCTCTGGTACTTTTCTTGATGCTTGTCCATTGCATCAAAAACCATAAAGACGCGCTCTATAAAGTTCATGTCCGTAAGGTTTATCCATACAGATACTTTATCGTTAATAGAAATTTCCTGTACGCCGTCATCCGGCCTAAATACGAGTTTTTCCGCCATGTTAACCTCCTTAATTAGTTAAGGGCGCGTATAAAACGCGCCCCTGTTGATTATGCTGCCGCCGGTGTAAACTCGATTGCGCCGTTACTGCCCTTGGTGGCGCTGCCGATAGTGCGTTTGCCGCCGAAAGTGACAGTTATAGGCATACCGGCACTGCCGCCGCCCTCGCCGCCGAGACCTGTTACCTCGATCATGCTGGATTCGTAGCGCTCGGCAAACCCGGCGTAGCTGTGAACGATCAGCATATCCTGTGCCGCAAGCGCCATAGCGTCTTGTTTGACAACTGCGAGCTTCCAGATGTGCTGCTGTGCGGCGTCGCCGCTGTCCATTTCGCACGGCTCGAAGCTCTGCGTGATAACAGGCTTTTTCATAGTGCCGTAGGTATCGCCGAGTATGTCTTTCTTGCTCTCGGTAGACCAGTCGTATTCCTCGGAGCTGTCCTCGACGCGCTTACCGAGCGGAGACCATACCGGGCTTTCATTAGTGCCGGTATTAAGGTAAGCAATGAGCAGTTCACGGGCTACGGCCTGTCCCGCTGTGGTAGTCCATGTATATTCAGCCATTCTTAAATCACCTCGTAAAGTAAAGTTAAAAGGATCTGGTGATCCTCAACATCGCCCTCATATCGGGCGAAAAGTGCCGCCGCCGTATCGCGCTTGACCTTCTTAACGGTAATGCCGTCGGCTATAGTCAGACTGCCGCTGTTCTGCTCTGCCCATTCGCCGTATTTATCCAGCACCTCGTCAGCGGTTATGCGCTCGTCGGCGTCTGTCGCCGTCGTGCGGTAAATGATTTTGAACTGGTACTGTGCCTGATATGTCCCGTCTATAAACTGCTTGGTCTTGTATGCCGCCTGTATGGTGGATATACAAAGACCGCTGCTCTTGCCTAACCATTCAAAGTCAAGCTTGGACAGCGGTTTATTTGGGTACGTATTCAGCCATTTCCGCACTGCGCGGCTCACATCTGCGTTTTCCGACGCAGATACTAACGTTTTCGGTTTTTCTTCTTTATTCAAGCCACAACTTCACCGCTCTTTCTCCGACAAGCGCCCACTTCTCAGCGTTTTCTTCATAAGACGCTTCCATCCAGTGTGCTTGTGCCTTTGGATGCATATCCGTTGTAAACACAAGGTCTTTATCAATCGCGTGGAGCTTTGCGCCCTTGCGATGTCTCCATCCCACGTCCTTGATATACACTGCGTGACGCCCCATTTCGTCTACCATGACCTTACCGGCATATAAATACGCGGCCTGATCGCCGGTATAAACGATCTCATTACCGTCGACGCGGGCGAGATTGGAGAATGCCCCGGTAAGCGCCGGGACATAAGGCGTCGTGTCTTTGAGTGCCTGTGTAGCAACGACGGCTTCGGCAGCGGTGCAGGCAGCTTTGAACTCGCGCCCTTTGATAGCCTTGATCTTGAGCGTGATTTTCATTTGCCACCCACCTGCCAGTGAGCCATATCCCCGCCGAAGTCCCGGATATCGACCGTGGACACATCATAGACATATTCATGCGCCTGCCGCAGCTCCTTTAGGCTCATTTGCTCCGAGATTTCGCCCTTGGCAAAATACGTCGATGTGGAGCTGCTTTCTCCGCCGCTGTCAAGCGTCCAGAACTCGCCGGGATTGTCAGCCGCATAGAACGCTTTCGGCTCCTTATAGCGCTTCACATCGCCCGTGGTGCTTTCTGCCGTGACGATGAACGGAATATAGAGCGTCGCCGCGTCCGCGTCTGACAAGCCCGTTTTCGCGATGTTAGCGCCCTTTGAGATATCGAGCAGCACACCGCGCAGTATCGTGATGTTATAGTGCTTGCCGAGGTCGTCATCTTCCCATACGTTAAAAACAGTCACAACATGAGGGAACACAACAACCACCTCCCCGGTATAAGAGTCCGGTGTGCCCAAGATACTGCATTGCGATACCGGCCAGCGTCTCACGCGCTGTCGCTGCCGTCTCCGTGCCGCTCTTATATGTCTTGCTCCAAGCGCCCACGGTCTGGCTTTGCAGCTCGCCGCCGCTCATGCTCTGCGCCTGTGCGTCCTCGATAATCTGATACTGTTCAGCAAGCGCGCAGCAGCACATTTTCAGCTCGTCGCCGGTGTAAGTCTTGGCCTTGCCGCGCGTGTAATAATCCAAAAAGGAGCTTGCCCGCGTCGATGCACGGGCAAACTCCTCTTCGGTTAGTGCGCTGCCGAGATAGGTGGTCGTGTAATATGTGTAATCAGCATACATCACGCTCACCTCCGGTTATCAAGAGACGGTAACAGCCGCTGTGCCGGTCTTAGTGCCGTCCTGCTTGGAAGTTGCGGTGACGGTCAGTGCAGTGTTGGTCTCATTGGAAGCGATAGTCAGATTGCCGTTTTCGTCAATCTTAGTGCCCGCCTTGACGGCAGAGCTGCCAGCAACGCTCCACAGAACGCCGTTAGACACAGCGCCCTCACCTGCGACAGTCGCAGTAAACACCTTGCTTGCGCCCTTAGCGACGGAAGCCGTCGCCGGAGTGACGGTAACGGTGCTGACAGTACCGGCAGGGGCGTAAACCGCGAACGGGCAGGGATTGGCGATGTTATCGTTGTATGCACTCTTGGGATTGGGGATTTCCCAGCCAAGACGCATGACAGCGCGCAGCGCAACCATGTCATTCTGCATGAGGTTGTACACGATGGAGTTATCAGACGGGTCTTGCACAACACCCTGATCGAATATCTTGAAAGTGATATCCTGGCGGATGGAGTAGACAAGCTCCGTCCAGTCACCGGCAAACATCAGCGCCTTAGTGGTATCGAATGCGCCATTGCGGGGGAAATACATTGGGGAACCGTCCAGCGCATACGGGGTAGCGCCCTGCATATCGGTTTTGAAGAGCGGAACGCCGTTCAGGTCTTTCAGGCCGCGCAGCTTGGCGCGCATCTGGATTGCAGACATGATACCGTTGACGAGATAGCCGCTCTCTTCAACCTTGGCGATAACGCCGCCCTCCGCCATGATATCATCATAGATATAGGGAGTTGCCGCAACGACGGAACCGGCTTTCTTGCAGGTATCAAGGACGCTATCGCGCCAAGAAGTGGGCTTGTTCGTGCCGAACAGGATAGCGCTGTCAATAACCTTGCCGAATGCCTCAACAAGGCGCGGGCGAACCTCACCCCAGATGTCGTATTCCGCATCGTCAAGGACGGCTTCGGGGATAGGCACGATAACGGCGATCTCTTCGGCATAGATTTTCTTCTTGTCCCACTTCATTTTAGTGGTCTGCTTCATGCCGGTATCGCCGTTGACGAAATAGGCAGTAGGCAGCATATCCAGCACGTTCATGGTCTGGGTCTTGCTGGTCATGTTGGGCAGTCTGCGCCCCATCTGGAGGACGGCGCTGCCCTCAGTAACCCCTTGAATTATCTCACGGGTTACGGGTTCGGGGATCAGTCCCGAAAGGTCAGTTCTGTTGACAATGTTTGTAGCCAATGTTTATACCTCTCTTATTTAAATTTGCCCCTTATGAGGGCGTTCATTGCGTCGTTAGCACCATTTGTGCCCCCGGCGCTGCCTCCGACGTGTGCGGACATGTCCACGCGCACACCCGCAGGCTTTCTTTCCTTGAGGAAAGCGTCTGCCGCTTTCTCAAAGCTCACAGTATCGGTCACTTTCTGGCCGATCTTGAAGCAGTAAAATTCAAGCTCATCAGCGCTTACGCCCTTTGAGGTCAGGTATTTCTCCCGCTCATACTGCGTAATCTTCGCTTCAGCGGCAAGGCGCGCCGTTTTTTCGGTGTCGCGCTCTTTCTCAATGTCCTTGAGCTTTTCCGCTTCGCTCTGCTGATTTGCTTTCCAAGCGTTATATGCTTTCAGCTCGTCCTCGCTCGGCATTCCGCGCGTGGCTCTTGCAAGCCTCTTAGCAACGATGTTGTCGACCTCCGCTTGTGTAAAGGTCTGTTCGCTCCCGGCAGCGCCGGTGTTGGTATTGACATTCTCTTCTGCCATAAATAAACCTCCGTTTACCGCCCGTCGGCGTATTCCGTTTTATGCCCGTCGGCATATCAAAAAGTGGCTATCGCATTTCTGCAATAACCACTGAATGAACATATTAAAATAACGTTTCGCCTAAATAGAACGGTGTCCCATCAGAAAACCATTCCGCAACGCTTGAAACGTTGGATCGTGCCTTGCTCGTCGGCGCAGCGTTTCCGTGTTGGCGGCGCAAGCGGGATTTGAACCCACAACAACGGCGTCAAAGGCCGTTGTGTTACCATTACACCATTGCGCTATATATTGCATGGCCGCTGTTGAGCAGTAGCGACGCGGTATTTATATCCCCCACCGCTTGGGGCATAGAAAGGAGAAGAAAGGAAAAGGAAGTGTATTTGCTCTCTGTCATGCTTTTAGCTGCATCATTTTAAGGCTTTCAGCAGTGCTTTAGATTCATCCGCGCCGAACTCCGGGATGTTGCCCCGCTCGAGCTGTTCCCGTAGCCCTGCCGCCTTGCTGAATGTGTGGTATTCGTCGTTTAGGCGCTTATAGCGTACCGCAAGGCTTGTGTATTCCTCGTCATCGCCGCGCGCCTTGGCCGCTATTGCCTCGCGCTTGACCTTGCGCAGCGCCGTTTCAATCTGCCGCTGTTTCTGCGTCGCTTCGTACATGGTGTATTTCCTACCCTCGAACTCAAACGGCGGCGGATCAAGGTTTTCTAACTCTTCGTCGGTATATGTCCGCTCTGAAACACCCTCAACCCATGCATGGTACAAATGACGACAGTTAACGCCGCATAGGCCGTCCACTTGGCCAAGCCCGCAGACTTCGTATATCGACGGGTATTTGTCTTTGGCGTATATCGAATATACGCGGCCTTGCCATTTCTTGTGGCTGCTCCACGGATTTGGATAATCCTTATCACGTGCGCCCCTGTGTGCTGTGACCTCTCTATAAGGCGTATTAAGCAGCTCGGCGGTCTGCTCGCTATACTGCCGTGACAGTTGCGTTACCCCTGTCATAACCGCCCGGCGCGCTGCGACGTCAACGCGATTATGCCACCCGGAAGCATATTCGATGTACTGCACCCCACTGTCTGTGAGCTGCTTTGTCGCCTCTCTGATAGCCACGTTATAGCTAATACCGCTCTGCACTTTCATAAGCGCATCATCAAGAACGCGCTCATACATACCGCCGAGATCAAGCATCTGAACACGCCCGGCTACACGCACGGCAAAGCCCATTGTGCGCGTAATGTTGCGCAGCTCGCCACTTGTCTGCGCGGCTATGGCTGCTATCGTGCTGTCGAACGCTTCACGGTTAAAGCCTGTCTGATCCGTTACGACAGCATCAAAATAACGCTGATTCTCGCCCAGCGCGGTACTCCAAACTTTGGAGAACTCCGCGTCGGTGAGCTTCAGCGTTTTCTTGATGTACTTATTGATGTTATCGAGGTCATAGCCGTTCTTCAACAGTTGCTTTATATGCCGGATCGTCGTTGCCGTCGCCGTCTCGTTATACTTGAACCGGCTGCATATATCGGCTATGAGGTAATCGGCGAGCCGCTCATAGAGAACGACGATAGCCTCCGGAAGCTCCTGCATGAACTCCGGTGTAATTGGATACTTCGGCATTACTCATTTTCACCTGATACAAGGTCTTCCATCTTTGGCAACGCTGCCTTTGCGGTCGCTTCATCCTCGTTCATCCATTTAGCCCTAAATTCCCAATGGTTCATAATGCCCATCTGCACCATGCGGGAATCACGGGAAAAATCTGTTTCCTTGTCCTCTATAATGCTGTCGTCGAAATCTATTGTAATTTCAACATCTTCATCAAGTCCCGCTTTCATATAGGCGTTGCCCATACGGAGAAGAATCCGGCATAGCTCAACAAGCACATCCTCAAGGATAATCTCATGCTTCTTTATTGTGCGGAACATTTCACTGTTCTCGCTGATAATCTGCGTGGCCGTGCTAACATTGCCGTTATCGTACTTATAGTGATTCTCACCAAAGCCGCATTTGCTCGACAGCAGATTAAGCATATCCTGTATACCGGCGTTGTGCTCTGCTGTGCGCAGGTTCATGTTTATCTCTTTGACAATATCGCCGGGTTGCCCGTCCTCCGGGAGCACATAAAAAACAACGTCGTTTGTGTCAAACAGCGGTTCGCCCGTGTGGAAATTCGTCGTAGCCTGTGGCTTGAGCATTACGCGCTTTTTGCCGAGTTGAAACTCATTTACATAGCTGTCATAGGTAAGATCAACACCCTTGAGCTGATCTGTGGCGTTTGCAAATACCGCTATGCCCATCGGAAGTGTCGGATCGACGTTGTTTGCAATGTTCAGCCGATCAATAACAAACGTCCGCTGCATAAAAGGCGTATGCACAACAGGCGGGATGTTCTCGAACCCCGGAACATCCGCAAGGTTAACTTCGGATAGGCTGCCTTTTGTGTCTCTGTACAGTAGATTTTCAATATCATACGTGCCGCGTTCGCTGCGCTTATGAATACAGATATACAGATACGTGTCTTTCTTAACAGCTTTATGACTACCGAATGCGCATTCTGTAACAATGCCGTTTTCCCATGTAAGCGGCAGGATCAAATCAGCCGGAACGTAATCAATACGTATCTCTCCATCTGTGCCGGTTACTGCGCCGGTCTGGCCGTCGACCTGTACATTAGAGACCGTCGGCACGTATGCCGTCGTTCCTCGCGCTGCTTTCAGCTCCTGCATTTCGTTTATTTTGACGGCGAAATTGTTTCGCTTAAAAACATCATCAATGAACGCCTGTTCTTTCTTGCCCTCAAGGGTGATTTTAACCTTTTCGTTCATCAATAGATTCGCCCAGTCCTCGCAGACTTTCTTTGCCATGCCGAGCGAGTACAGGCGGCAGGGGACAGACTTCATACCGTTCCACACCTTATAACGGTGGAACGTCTTAACATAGCCGTCATACCAGCTTTTCCAATTCTCTATGTACGTATAAAAACTTTCGGGCACAGTAGTATAGCCCCGCGCCCGCAACACTTCGTATATGTTCATTTATGCTTTTACTCCGTATACTCTGAATACTTTTTCGAGGGCATATCTTGTGCTGTCGATGGTGTGGTTATCTTTATCCGGATAGCCGCTTATTACATTCCCGTCCTTGTCGCGCTCAAATTCATAGTTTACAAACTCCTTGTAAACCGTTGGCGTTCTTTCCGGGTCAATTACCATCTTTCGTATCTGTAACCACTTCATACCATACTCAACGCTGCCGGGGCCTTTTATCGCCTCGAACGCATTTACGCCACTTGCTCGGAAGTCTGCAACGCTCTTCGGCTCCGCGCTGTCGCACGTTACCGGATAATCGTCATACCCTGCTTTTTTTATCCATGCCGCATTATCTGCATTGCTGGTTTTGTTATTGCAGTGCTCGTCTATAAAATAAATCGTCTCTCGCGCGACGTCGTAATGCACGCGCACGAACGCGAATATGTCCGGATAATAGCCCCAGTCCACGCCCTGATATATTCTGTCGAACCGGCCTATCTCTTCATCAGTAATACGCCGAGCCTCGATGTTATCAAACACGTTGCCGCCGTCACCGTTGGAAACGCCGAGATATTCATGCTCATACGCTGCCGGGTTTACTTCTTTCAGATGTTCCGCGTCATCGAGGAACATAGTACCTAACCATTCCGGCGGCGCTTCCAAATATGACGAATGATGTACAATGCGGTTTTCGTCCGGCTCTAAGAGCTGCTGATTTACCCAGTTTGCGCGGCTCTTCGGTGGGTTATATGAGCCGAAGAAATAAGCGTCGTTACCGCCACGGAGAACAGATTGTCTCACGCTTCGTTCTTCCGCTGCTCCCGCGAGCTGATCGCGTTCTTCTATCCAGAGAATGCCGACATAACCAAACGGCGGCTTTAATGATTTGAGCTTTACAGGATCGTCACATCCGCGAAAATATATCTTTTGCCCGGTCTTGCGATATGTTATCTCGACCGGCGATACCTTAAAATCGAAGTCAGCAGACAGCCCCATCTCGTTGATAGACCATTGTATTTGCGAGTAAACGCTATCTTTAAGTGTGTTCGTCTGCTTTCGCACAACGCAAGCATGCATCGTCGGATTGTTTATAAGCAGCTCCGGTATCTTCTCAGAGATATACGACGACTTCAAACCGCCGCGCCCGCCCTTGAATATGTATGACTTGTTCGGTACTATCTGCCGGTTTATATCAACAAACGCCTTGCCGATTATCTCAGCAGGTATCTTGAACGGCTTATCATCTGCCGTGCCCTCGCTTGTCCATGTCTCCCAGCGGTCAACGGCTTTGTCGTCGCCGCTTACGGCTTTTCCGTACACTCCTGCAACAATGGCGGCGTTGCACGTCATATCTTCGTCGTCTATCGCAAGCCCTACGCGCTTTATTTGTCCCTTGAGCTTATCCGGCGCGGGCTGCTGCGCTATCGACTTCGCGAGGCTTGCAAGGCTCTTGTTAGCTCTCTTGGCCTCTCCTGAGACTATGCCGCCCTTTCGCCCATTTCTCGCCGCCATCTCGCCGCTTTTGAACTGCGTATCGCGTCCTTTTTTTAAGTTCTCGTCCTGTTTGGGATTGCGTGGCATACCCTCCCTCCCTTGAAAATAAAAAATCGCCGTTCTGAATTATCAAAACGACGATTGCTGTTAAATTAAAAATGGCAAGCGAACGGAATCGAACCGTTACCTCCGCTATCACGGTATGCTCCTTTTACACCACGGACTTGCCACGTTTATTGTACCATGTCTGCCGTACCTTTTCAACAAGCTTTTTCTCCTTGTCTGTAAGGCCTCTTGCATTGCCGCCATGAGAATACCCATCATGGATATGCGGCAATTTATTATCGTGTGGGCGCAAGAGATCAATCGTTTTTGATCTCTTGCCCTGCGTATCGTAGTATGATATATATGCTGGTTTATCCTCGCTGTTTACTGTGACATATACGCGCCCTTTGGTCTGCGTCTCAAGCGGCGCTTTTGCATTGTCAGCAAGCCGGTATTTTACAAACTTGATATTGCCATCCTGCAACACCGTTTTGTACTCGCTGCCGTATGGGTGCTTGCCTGCGCCGCTTGCTGCACCTCTGCTGCCCATTATCTAACTCTCCATGTTGCAGAGTTTTTGCGTGTGCGGTAATACGTCTTGCCGTTTACTGTCACTTCAAGCTTTCCGCTGCTCATTGCGTTCTTGAGCGCCGAAGAAAGCGTATTTGTTTCTTTCTGTTTCTGCGCTTTTTTCGCCTTATTTTTCAAACTGTTCATATAAGAATTGACGGCTGCACGTTTGTCAACGGCTTTCTGTGCGTTCTTCTGCACCTGTGCGCGGTTGAATCGTGCTACACCGAAAACATAAGGGCTGACATCCTTCGATTCCGCTTCGAGTTGTTCGGTTGTCAGACGGTAAAGCTCTTTATATGCTGCTTTCGTTTCGGTCTCGTCAAACCCAAGCCCTTTTATGGTCTCGACATTCCGCGTGTATTCCCGCTTTGTCGCGTCTCCGGTGTCTACTGCAAAACTTGCGGCGTTTGCCCTGCGTATAAGATTGTTATCAAGACTTGGCGCACCGCCTTTTGATATGCCGCTGCTTGCTCCACGTCCGCCCATCAGCTTTTCCCTCCGAATCTCTCCGTGTTATGGTTTGCAATGTAACTCACGCCACACGGGAATTTATATCCTATATCGCCGCCGTAACACACGACGTGCGACGGTTTCAACCGCTTTATTGCTTCGTCCATACCGGCAAACCATATACCCCCGGCGTTTTTATCGCGCTTTACGCCTATCGTACTTACCGAGACTACACCGCCCGGCTCTATGCCGTCAAAGCAGAAGTCAAAGCTCCGTTCATCTGCCCATTGCAGCGTTGGTATAACCGTTATGCCCGCGTCCTGCATGATCTGCCCGATCAGCCGGGAGCGGTATACGTTCCATATCTGCATTGCAAGCGGCATATCCAGATAAAGCGAAAAGTCCGGCGTGAGAACGCAGTCGAACATACCGAGCTTGTCAATGTACTTGTCCGGCGTTGTCCACACTCTTTCAAATTGGTAATCGTCGATATAGAAGTGTATGCCCTTGCCGTAGTCTTTGCTTGTGAGCATATAGTTGAACGATATTAAATCCTCCGGTATATGGCCTGTCGCTTTCAGTATCGGCATATCCCATTTACCGGTGGCGCGTTCTGCGTCATAGTCGCGCAGATTCATTTTGCTATATGTCTTTTCGCGTTCGTCGCCGTAATAACCATCGTCCTCTTCTTCCTCCGGCTCGTCTGCATAGCCGAGAAAGCCGAGATCAAGGCCGGGAAGCTCCAAGGACAGCATATTCTTGTCAAAACCGCTGTCCATTGTGGTTTTGTTGTGGGCAATGGTATATTCCCGGCGCTGCTTATCGGTCAGGTGGTCAAGGCGTATGCACGGGGCTTCTTTTATCCCCATCTGCCGCAGAGCTTCAAAGCGTCCGTGCCCCTCTACGATAGTGTTTGATCTGCCCCAAATAGCAATAGGGTCATTCATCCCGTATCTGGCGATAGATTCTTTTATCTCGTCTATCTGCTCCTGCGGGTGCTCCTTTGTGTTGTTGCTGTATGGCTTGAGATCGTCAAGCCGCATTGTAATTATATCCATAGCCCCCTCCGCTGCTTATGGTGTCCCTCGCCGTAGCTGCTCCTACTCTTTGGGCGGTGTGAAAAGGAGGTAAACTCACCGCCGTGTCTGCACAAAAGAGCGCCGGTATCTTCCGGCGCTCTTCATAGCTATTCACGCTATCATTATAACACTGTTTTCAGAAAAATCACTGTCACAAAACTCGCATTTTAACTCGCGCCGTATCGCGCAGTACAGTAATCTGTCAGTGCGCGTTTGGCTTTGCGCCATACAGTGCTATCATCGCAGTTCAGCTCATCACATAGCCGCTGTGCGCCGTTCCTCTGCTTGTCTATGTAAAGCACCTCAAGTATTCGTCGCTCTTCGTCGGCGAGCTTATCAAGCGCCCTACAAGTCAATTCAACCTCTTTTTCAGCAAAGTGCAGGTTAGCCGTCAGCAAGTCAATAAGGCAAATGCTGTTATTAAGTCTGTCGTCGTAGCTGCTCCCGCCGCCCTGTACCGGTGTTGAGTCTGTGCATGCGCTTTTAATCGCCGTCATCCGCTCGCGCTCAAGGGCTATGTCGCTTGGTATGGATTCAATAGCCGCTTCGTTCTTGCGGAGATTGTACAAGTCTGTCTTGCATTTGAGTTTCCAGAGTTCAGTCATTTGCCGCCTCCCATGTTATAACCAGCTTTTGTAGCTCCACTGTCGTAAGCAACGCATACGCCGCGTTAAAAGCGTCTTGCGCTGTGGTATTGGAGAACTCCAACACGCCGTTTATTGGTATTCCCGCGCCCATATGCGGTTTGTTTGGCTTTTCAGCAGGTTCCATGACCTGTTCTATCGGCGTTGCAATCTCCGCCACCGGCGACGGTTCTTCACTCACGTCCTGCATAACCTCGTTCGCGCTATTTACCCATGCCCAGAACGCATCGTTTCTTCCCTTTCTCGCCCCGCCGTTTTGAAAAGATATGCCCACTTCCCGGCACGTTACGTAGAGCGTGTTCGGGGTTATGCCGAACATCTTGGCGAGCGCCTCCCGTTGTGGATTGTACTTGCTTATAATTGCGCTGAGATATTCATGCTTGAGATCATCCGGCAACCGTTTGAAATGCTCCCACTTCATAGGGCTGTTAAGGTTATAGCTCTGTACTTCTCCGTTCATCTTATCGCGCTCCTTTTTCGTCATATAATCAGACGGCATTTTGACTCTGCCGCCCTTTCCGGCGTGGGAGCGTTTATTGAAGCTCCCACGCGCTGTGCGTTTCCGGTCTGCACATTCAGAGCGGAACACATATTCTTCATCGGTCATTTCCCTGTGCTCCTATCAGCGGCCAGACGAGCCAAAGCCGCTGTCTCCGCGCTCGGTGTTGTCAAGGTGGTCTACAATCTCAAGTGCCGGGGTGATTATCGGCATAATTACAAGCTGACTGATTTTATCACCTTTGTTGACCTCATAAGCGCTTTGGCCGTGGTTATAGAGCTTGACGCAGATGCTCCCCGTGTAACCGCTATCGATTACGCCCTCGCTGGTGATGTCGTGCTTGACGTTCAGCCCGGACTTGCTCTTGAGCATACCGACGTAGCCCTCCGGTATCTCGATATGCACGCCGGTGTCGATGATTGCGCTGCTGTACGGCGGGACATAGGCTCTTATAGGTGAGCGCAGATCATATCCCGCGTCAAGATCGTGCGCGCGTTCCGGCAGGTAAGCGCCGGGGTCGATTACAATTTTCATTCGTCCTCCTTGTATTCCGGGCACTTTATCACATGATAGCTGGTATTTTCGTGACGATAACCCTTGAGCGTGGTTTTCCTTGCTTTCCAGCCCTCGACCGGCTTAAACATGATCGCGCCGGTTTCCGGGTCGCGTGCCGTCCATGAGCATCCGCCCGTTGCGTTTGCACATGACCAGCACAGTGTTAATTTGTACACTTGTTTCACCTCACAGATATCTCTTTGCTTCTTTGTGCGCTATGCGCACCTCGGTTTCAATGAGCGTGTGGGAATAGCCTAATATCTCGGCTATCTCTCGGTATGTTTTGCCGTCGTAGCGGTACCGCAAGATTTCACGCTGCCTGTCGGTCAGGCTATCCCACCAAGCTTTACTGTCGCACCAGTCCACGTTTTTCGCCCCCGGTAAGACTTCTTCAAGCTCATACTCGCTGCCGGACTTATCGCGTATCGGTGTGCTGAGAGAGATCGTTTCCTGCGCTCTTTTCGTGCGCTTCGAGCTGCGCCATTCCTTGATTATGTCGCGACGTATGTAAGTGTACGCAAGAGTAGATAGCTGCCACTTTCCCGGCTTGAAGTCTTGGCAAGCTCGCCATAATGCCATTCGCGCAGTCTGCAAAACATCTTCGTCGTTGGCAAGCGCCGGGAAGAACCGGAGCAGACATTTTCTTGCAAGCTTCTCATTTGCTATGTACAGTTCCTCACAGCTTGTGTTGCTTGCCGTCTCTGGTGACGATTTTGATATCATATCTTACCTCACGCGGTGCATAGTATTTGCCGCAGGCCGCTTTAAGTGCGGCCTCTTGCTTGGCTATGGCATATTCGTTGTCTTTGGTGTCGCCCTTTTCCAGTTCTCGGATTTCCGTGTACTTGGCGTTGAAAGCGTCGTGGAAGCGTTTCAGCCGCTCCTCACCGAACCCGAAGCCCTCAGCGAGTGCGAGGCAGACCGCATCAAGTGTCTGCTGCTCGGTGTAGGCGATCACCTTGATCGTCCACAGCTCGCGTTCCGCTTTCTGTCGGGCGAGCAATCCGCTTTTACTCATGGCCGGTTCTCCTTTCGCCACGGGAGCAAAAATCGTCAGGCGTTACCCTAATTGCAAATTGAGGGTGTACATTGCACCTGCCCGCCGAATCGGAGTAATGTTTGCAGCCCTCGCATCGAATCACGGGGGGCAGGGGTGCCGCACTGTCAGGGACTGTATCCGGCAATACAGCAGATATGACTTTGAAACCCCCGTATTCTTCGTATTCAACCATTGGTTTTTCCCCTCTTCAAAATAATTCATAATAAAACACTATCGGCTTTTCGCGCTCTGTGACGTTGCCATAAGCAAGGCCGACCTTGTAAATGTAATTGTCTCGGAGCTTTTGCGGAATTTCCCGGATGTATCTGCGAAACGTTTCAATGCTGTTTGCCCGCTTATAATGGTTACACATCCGGCACGCCGGCATGAGGTTCGAGATATCGTCGGTTCCTGCATCCTCCGTATCCCATGCTCGCAGCGGTCTAAAGTGGTCGACCTGCATGTCCTTGTAGGCGAGCGGTCTACCGCAATAGGCACAGTGTCCGGCATATTTCTGATAGACAGCTTCACGGGTCTTTTTGCTTATTGCCATGTTTGCCCTCCTTTCCTTGTTCCTCCGCCTTTTTCAATGCGTTAAACACCATCACATAAATATCCATTGTCAGATCATCCGTAACCGGGATAAGCGGCGCTACGAAGTTCCAGCAGTCCATATAGGTTAGTTCAGGCACTGTTTCTCCTCCATTCTGAACATCCGCCGTTGTTCTTCCACACGCAGCGGTCACATTTGCCGTAACATCTTTTATGTTTTGTCATTGCCGTGCTCCCCCTCATACAAAGTAGTCGAGTTTGAACTTGAAGCAGATATAGTTGACAGCGTTCGCAACACCGCATCTGAACGACAGATCATCCAGTCCGGGTAGCGGCAAGTCATTTGCCTCACTGAGGTCTGCGAGGCTGCCCAGTTCTTCAAGGGTTTTCAGCAGTTTCTTTTTTGAGATAAATCCGAGCATCGTCAGCCCCTCCATTTTCTAACTCCGATTTCAATTTTACAGCGCCAACACAGCCACGCAAATGCAATGGCGATAACCGGATAGCCGTAATAGTAGCGCTCATTGAGCCATCCGAATGTTGGAATCAGCATAACTTCATTCCATGCACCACCGGTGCAACGTCGGCAGCAGGAAAATTTTCAATGTCAAATTTTACATTAAAATATCGGCTCGTTCCCTTCATGTAGTCAAGAAACGCATCCCGCTCAATGTATTCAGCCATTATTCTCCTCCTTTATTTCTTCGAGCCTCACGAAAACATCCCCGATGTCCCCGTAGAGCTTGTGTACTTCCAGCTCCGTGACTTGACTATCGTCGTCATAGGCAAGTCCGTTGAGCGCGTCGAGCACGATCTTAGCGATGTTGTCACAGTCCGGCTTTATCGTGCAGGGGATTTCGTCGCATATCTTCGCGTCTTGCATTTTTTTGCTATCGCGCTTCGGTACGGGATATCTCGCAAGTATCACCGCTCTTATAGCTCCGTTCAGCATAACCGCCCCAGCGCAACGCCAACAGAACCGCACAAACTCTTCATACTGCGTTGTTTGACTTGGGGTATATGCGTGTCCGTCTCGCCTTACTCGTGGCCTTGCCTTGCCCTGTGGCTTGCCGGGGATCGTAAAATGTGTTTCCATCGTTCACCTCACAAATAGTTTTTTCCGAACCGTCCCCGGAAATCTCCGGTGTCCCATCCGTAATGTTTCATCGCCTCGCGCTGCCCCCAGCGCTTGAGCAGCGCATCAAGCGCCGCGTCGGTATGGTGTAATGTCATATGGCAGTCGTGGCAGAGCAACACCCATAAGCCCAGCGCTTTTGACTTCTTCCGGTATGCCCCGTGGTATATCTCATGCCGGTCAAGCTTGCCCTGCTGTGTTTTGCAGAACCAGCAGCCGTCTATATCCTGCATGATCGACGGAGCATAGCCGTTTCGGTCAAGCGTCACGCCGTATTCGTTAGTCATAACAGCGATATTTGCTCATACGCCTGTGTGCCCTCACAGTTGCGTACTGCCTGTTTGTAGTATGAGCTTTTAAGTTCTATGCCTATTGCCTTGCGCCCTTGCTGTAACGCAACAACAGCCTCAGAGCCTATCCCCAAAAACGGAGTAAGCACCGTATCGCCGGGGTTAGTCCATAGATTTATTCCGCGCCGAATAACGCCAAGCTGCAATGGGCATATATGCCGTTCGTCCTTATCCTCCTTTGCGCTGCTTGCTTGGAGCGTATCTGATGGGTTTATGTCCATCCAGACGGGGCTTGCGTATCTCTGCCATACGTCTACGGGAAAACTCTCATTCGTGTGCGTCACGCGCTCAGGATTTTCTCCCGGCTTGCGCATGGTCACGAGATAATCTGGTATGCCCTGTCTGCTCATACAGCTGTCTTTCTTTATCTGTTTATGCAGCAGGCCGAGAGCCTTAGTGCGCTGCATTGCGGTCACGGGGTCTTTCCAAATACACACCTGAGAATGAAGCACAAAACCCGCATCCTCAAACAGCCGGATCATTTCACCGCGGAAGTCCCGGATACCTATAATGCCGTCTCGCTCTTTTGAGAGCGGCAAGTCCATACAATGAAAACTCACCAGCCGTCCCGGCATAAGCACACGGTACAGTTCACTCACGATGTATTTGAACTGTTCGTAAAACTCCGTCGTCGTGCGGCAGTTGCCTAAATCTCTCTCGCTGTTCGAGTATGTATACAGGCTTGCAAACGGCGGCGAGAAAATCTCATAGTGTATGCTGTTCTCCGGTATGCCTTTCAGCACCTCGCAGCTGTCGCCGTTATACAGCGCGTAGTTCTCGCCTATTGCTTGATCTATCACGCCGATATTTTCAATAACCATTCCGGTATTTCCATCCTTTCCAAAGCGTAGTAGCTTTCGCTCATTCTCACGGTATGGTGCAGGTCGGCAGCAAGTATATTTTTTGTGAACCGTACAAGCTCAGAAGTCATACGCTCCGCATCGTGCTGTTTGCGCTCTATGTTTTCCTTGACGCAGCCCTCTGCATCAGAAATCACGATATACACATCAACAGGCTTTTTCTGGCCGAATCGCCAACAGCGGCGAACCGCCTGATAATATGCTTCAAAGCTATCCGACAGCCCCACAAATATCATTTTGCTGCACTGCTGCCAGTTCATGCCCCAACCGGCTATTGACGGTTTGGACACAAGCACTCGGTTTTCGCTTGTTGTAAATCCGTTCATCGCCGTTTCCTTGTATTCCGCGCTCTGACTGCCACGGACTTCAACCGCACCATCTATCGCATCCGCAAGTGCGCTACTCTCATCGTTGAGATCGCACCAGACAAGCACCTGTTCATCCGTCCCGTTGGCTATCTCTGCCGCAGCTGCCACTCTGTCAACCAAGCTTGACCGGCGCGCTTGCCGTCGTTCCTGCAAATCCTGTGTAGCTTTCGCCATCAGCATCATCTGCCCGTCGCTGTCCGTTAAGGCATCGCTTTCCGTTACGACTTCGTGTATACGAAGCTCCGGCAGATTAAAGCCTGCGCTGTCATATCCCAAGTCTGCCGGGCTTGTCAGACAGCACGCCCATCCAGCAACCCACTCAAAGAATTTGCTTTCTGCGTGACCTTTGAGGCGCCACTGTGACGTATTCCCACCGTCGTGGCAAAAGAACGTAGATAGCATTTCGGTCTGCGTCATTATGTTGCAGAACTGCGCGTGTGTGCCAAGCTCCTTGTAATCGTTCGGCGCGGGCGTTGCGGTGCAGCACAGCTTATATGGTGTGTCTTGAAACATATCCGTCAGCAGCTGCCGCGTCTTGCTTGAGTAGTCCTTGAGTATGCTACTCTCATCAAGCACGACGCCGCTGAATGTCTCTGCTGTGAAGTGCTCGACCATCTCATAGTTTGTGATGTTCACGCCGTCAACAGCGTCTTTCTGCGTTCGGCAGACTTTGACAGGAACATCGAACTTTTCACCCTCGCGTCTTGTCTGCTGCGCGACGGCAAGCGGCGCAAGTATCAGTACGGGCTTTCCGGTATGCTCTGACACCTGTTTAGCCCATTGGAGCTGCATAGCCGTCTTGCCAAGCCCGCAATCTGCGAATATGCAAGCGCGGCCTTTTACAAGCGCCCAACGCACTATGTCATTCTGCCAGTTGAACAGTTTCGGATTACTTGACGTTGGCTCAAATCCGGACGGTGTGACAGCTATTTTCTTGCTCTCAAGGAATTTATGGTAATCTTTCATTCCCATGCCTCCAACAGTGACTTGATCTCTTCCTCCGGGCGCGTCTCTATGCCGAGTGCCTGTGCGTCCTGCACAAGGTTATCTATCAGCATCGACATTTGCCGGGGGTCAAAGTCCGAGCTGCCGTAGTAGATATACAGATTCGCGCAGCCCTTGATTTTGCTTTCCTCCCGCTCTACGCGCCGCCCTATGTGGTTCCTTGTCCATAGCCGTTCCATGCTGTCAACGGCCTTGTCCTGCACGCAAAGCACCTCGCAGATGTTCGGGATGTTCTTCAGCGCCTCGCGGTATACATCCTCCGGGCTTTCCCGAACGGCAAGCGCAATGTCGTTGATAAGCTTCCACGCATACGCATTGGCGTTCAGACTGCGCTTTTTCTTTGCCGGGGATATCTCATACTCCCCCGGCTTAAAGCCGTACACAAAGCGTCGTGCGTCCGGTATCGAAGCGGTAAGTATGAGGTCATTGCCCATGATCCGGGCGCTTTCAATCTTCATGCGCACCTCCCGGCAGCGCCGCAAAGCCAAGCTTCCCGGATATTTCGGCCAGCGTGTTTTTTACCCCGGTCGGCAGCGCCATGTACTCCCGCTCTTTTTCGGCCCTCACCGTGTATGAGCGCTGGAAGTTCGACGCTATGACGCTCTGTACTGTCTCAGCATCCATCATCGCCCATTCTTTCAGCTGGTTAGGACTGCCAACGATCCGCTGAACCACCGGCGGGAGCTTATCAAACTCGTCTTTCGCGTGATAGATTCCGCGCTGTGTAGCTGCGTTCACAAGCTGCCATGCCTCTTGCGGCGTCATGTCCGCATTGGTCGTCATACCGATAAGGCGCTGCTTGATAGCCCCCGGCGGCGGCATGAATCTATCTGCCGACGCGGATATGTGCGCCATCACGGCGGCTTGCACGGCACTTGCAGGGTCGTCCTCAAATACCTTTGCCCATATCTTGACCGTGGAGCGGAGCGCATCAGCAGATAGGTTCTTGAAGCTGTCTGGATAAACCGTCTGCATAATGCCTATGATTTGCGCCGATTCTCGCTCAGTCATCGAAATCCCCCCTCCGTATCATTTCGGCTAACCTGTCAGCCGTCGCCACCGGCGCGGGCTGCGTATACTTCCGGTTAAGTCCCCAACCGTCACGGTGGCATTTCCTAACGGTGAGGTTCCAGTCTTTCCACTTGTTTTTGTTGCCCGTGGACTGCGCCGATTCGTCTACGTAAGCGATGCAGCGGGCAAGTTCGGTTTCTCCGAGGTCTGCAAGCAAGCGGGAATATTCGTTATCCGTTAGCTTTACCCAGCCATATTGCCCGTGAGCGTGGCGCGTGGGCGCGCTCTCTTTCGGATTCGTATTCGGATTTGGATTCGTATTCGGATTGGATTCAGGCGGTGATTCACCGCAGTTCACCGTCGGTGACGGTGGTTCACCGTGAGGCGGTGCAGGAAACCGTGATTTTTTCGTCTGGATTCTTTGATGCGACTCCCATGTTGGGAAGTATAGGTAGGGCTTTCCGTCCACTTCGTAGAGGCCAACGCAGCCTATACCCGCCAAATCTCGCAGAGCGGCATCTATATCCTTATTCGTTATCCTGTCCCGTAGGGGGAAGCAAGCGCCTTTGATTATCGCCGGTCTTGCATCCCCTCTGCCGTAGTCGTCCACATACGTAATCAACGAAATCCAAAGCCGGAATTGGAAGTCTGTCATCCTGTTTACGTCCTCCGACGTGTGGATGCTCTCTTTAATTATCCGGTTCGGCATTCTCGCGCCTCCAATCTGTACCGTGAATAGCGCGTTGCCTCGCCGTATCTGTTCTTTCCGGTCTCTGTCTCGCCGACTATCGGATAGCCGAGCTTGCGCAAGTCGTTAATGCGGGAGGCAAGCCGCATTATTCCGTATTCGGTCATTGCCTCCTTGCTCGTTATGCTGCCGTAATCGGTCAAGTGCCGGATTATTCTTTCGTTCTGTGTCATAGGTCAAAACGGGAGCGTTTCGCCGTCCGCTTCCAGCTCTTCAAACTCCGGCGGCTCGGCGCTTGTGCCGGTGCTGCGCTTGCTCTCACCGAAATACACGCTGTCGGCGATCACTTCCGCGCTGCGGCGTTTGTTGCCGTTTTTGTCCTCCCAATCGCGCATCTGCAAGCGCCCGGTTGCAATGGTCATGCTGCCCTTGGTGAAATACTTGCTGACAAACTCTGCTGTCTGACGCCATACGACTACGTCTATGAAATCGGTCTGCTTCTCGCTGCCGCCGCTCTGATAGTCGCGGTCAACCGCGAGTGTGAACGTCGCCACCGGCGTTCCCTGCGGCGTGTGGCGCAGCTCCGGATCACGTGTCATCCTGCCCATGATGGTTATTCGGTTAAGCATTTAGCCCTCCTGTTCTGCCGTCTTAGCGGCTTTCTTTGCTTCGTTGATCTTGGTCATACAGTCGCGGCACAAGCTGCAGCCATAGCTTTTCTGACTGTTGCGTACCACGTCCGCCGGTGTCCAGACGCGCCCGTCCTTGAGCTTGATAGGCTCTATCTTGCTGCCGCAATCGGCGCATATCAGAGCCGTCTGTGTGTATCGCTCTTCTGTGCTTGCCGTCTGATCCGGGTCATCGCCGGTGCTGATCTTATAGGCTTTCATCAGCGCGTATTTATCGGCGTATGTCATTGCCTTGCCGCTTCCCTTATCCTGGCTGTCTATGCCCTCTGCAAAGGTCGTCGTTTCTATGTATTCTGCCGGATTGTCGATGTTGCAGAAGCGATAGACGGTCTTGATGCGTTCGTAGAACGTCGTTTTCTTCGTTACCTTGCCCTGATATTCGTTCTCACTTTCGAGTATCTGAGATTCGAGAACGTGTCGTTCAGCAGGATAGGAATAAACACCGTGCTTGATTTCAAGCGGCTTAACTGCGTCGATGATATCCCGCTCGGATACGGCCTTATAGCTCTTGCCGCGCCCAGTCTCCACGCTCAGATTCTTTGCGACGGTTTGTAAGTCCGCCGTGATTGCGGCCATGCGCTGATATATGTTTTTCTCTGACATTTCTGTCTCCTTATTTAATTATCACGGATGTGTTCTCCACCAGCTTTGCGCCGGGGATTTCTGCGCCTTGAACAAGCAGAGCTTTTATCGCGACCTTATTAGCCGCCGGGGCGGTGAATCGGAGCAAGGTGTTATTCCCTGTTTTTTCCGCCCAGTCTATAAAGTCATCTGCAAGCTCAACCGCCTGAGATTTGCGGAATGAAACCGCACATTTTGCCGTCTGGAATTTCTGCCCTTGTAGCGCATAATCGAGATAGTCCCTAAGGCGTTCGGCCTTTTTCTCTGTTGCCTTGCGGCGCTCGGCAAGTGCTGTCTCCTCGTCCTTGAGCGCCTTTACATCTGCGGCAAGATTCTTGACGTAACACGCGATGTTCTCGATCTTTTGCTCTCGCTCCATCATCAGAGCGTCGAGCGCATCATTATCAACCATCAGCTCTCCGGTCTCCGGATCAACAGCATTTGCAAGCTGTTCTATGTTCTTATCAATTTCGTAAAGTGTCATTTTCACCCTCCGTTGAAACATTTGACGGCGTCCGAAAGCCTTTTGAAATATTGACTTTTGCCGTCTATCATTACTTCGTAATCACCATAGCTTTTATCTGCATAGTGCTCCATCGTCCAGAAAAGCATTTTGCCCTTGTGTCTATACATGAGGTGCTTTTCTCTCATCCCGTCAAACCGTGCGCAGCTCAAATGTTCGGGGAGCACGGCGCAGATATCCGCAAAATCGTATAGGCTCATTCTTCGGGCACTTCCACGATCTCACCGTCTTTGAGCGAATACCATGTGTCCGCTTTGTACGTCTCGCCGTCAATCTCGAACGACTTAACGCAAATGCACGGACACCCTTCACCGTTCCACTCGCCATACTCGGCAAGTGTGCACCAAGTACCTACGGGCGCTTTGATTCGTCCGCGCTTGCCCACACAAGCTACCACATTATTAGCGTTTTCAACGGCGATCTGCGCGTCAT